CTTTGTTTCTATCAATGGGCTAAGGTTCTCTTATCCTATTGACTCTTAAACTCACTTTAGTTTAATGTACATTAATAGAAAGGCTCCATTCATATGTTAGAAAAGAAGCTTCCAAGACGACAACAAACAACAGTCTACCTGGACGATGAAGACGCTCAAACCATCGCTGAAATTATGACCAACTACAACTTGAGTATGAATCAAGCAATTAGAACCTGCATTAAACACGCTCTTGAAATGTATAGCGCTGATAATAATGTGAACAATGATCTCACGTTGCCCGCTAGAATCTTCGCTGGCGCTAAGAAAACGGTTTATAAGCATGATATACAGAAGCGAGTAGAGAACGGATATTGTAGATAACTAATGGAAGGCCAAGACTGTATAATAAAAATCAACCAATCTATCAGAGATCAATTGACTGTACTTGCTAAACGTCATAAGCGAACATCAAGCGATGTGGCCCGCTTATTATTGGAGTATAGTCTTGAAAAGTACCGAAGATCTAAAGAAGGAAATAAAGCTGGCGTTGACTTATTACGAGTTTTGGAATTCCCAAAGACATCTACCAACGGCAGCTCAAAGCGCTGACTACTTTTCAACTAGACTTAAACAATTAAGGGGAGAACTCAATGGCAAGCATCAACTCAATAACGCTAGTGGGCAAAGTGATCGGACATCCAAAACCACATCAGACGAAATACTCGAAATACTTGGAGGTGAAATTACAAACTGAAGACACTTGGCAAACAGGCCAAGAATACAAGATTGTCACCGAGGTTCACACAGTGCGCTTATATGGTGAGCTAGCTGAGCGAACTATTGAAGAGCTTGAACCAAATGACAAGATCTATATTGAAGGCTCAATCAAGACAATCGAGAAAATGAAACACATCAACGTGAGAACTTTTAGACTTATGGCGAAGCGGTCACCTAGTGACTTACTACCACCTGATGTAACCATCGAGCCACAAGGCAAATGGAACTAATACTAATAAACTGACAAAGGAAAACTGACATGATTAAACGCCCATCAATGCCATCAATCAAATCAATTACTAGATGGTGGACTTCAGAAGAAGGCCAAAAGTACATCAAGCAACTAGAGATCAAGCATGGCTTAAGCCTTGATAAGCTCAAAGACATTAATGATAAAAGCCTTCATTGCTGGTCTTGTTATAAAGATGCATCTTGTGATGAAAGATTAGAAAGATGCCACATTATTCCTAATGTTCATGGAGGCTCAAGTAAACCAAAGAACTTAATACTTATGTGTAAAAATTGTCATAAGAGCAGCCCTACAATAAATGATGAGTATTACTTATTAAAATGGCTTGAACAAAGCGAACATCATGCATACCGCTTCTTAGAATACATTAAAGAGCAAGTGGCCTCTTTGACTAATGGTCTTAGTGACATTGAGATTGAGAACTTAAATATTGATCCAAAATATACAATCAAAAGAATTGGCGCTTGCACTGTTAGTGGCCAGTTCCCTTCATCAACTAAACAAATAATTATAAGAGAATCGATCAAAGACGCTTTAATTCCAAAAGGAGAAAGTGTGCTATGAGAATTAAAAGACTCACTAGGATCAATGAACGTTCTCCGCTTGGTTGGTGTGTAGACGAAAACGGTTATAAAATCCCTGCCAAGCTAGAACAAGAAATGATTCAACTTGTTCGTGATTATCGCCAGCAAGGTTTTAGTTATCAGGCTATTGCAAATGACTTCACCGCTGCTAAGTTTACCTCTCGCACTGGTAGCGTCAAGTTCTCAAAGTCAGCTATAAAGAGGATCAATAATGCTGAAACAGTCAATGAACGGAATGATCGTCTAAATCTTGAATTTGAAGAAGCCACTTTAGAATGGCGGTGGGTAGATGGTGAGCTTGTTAAGCATGAGGACAAGGTAATTGAGCTCATGAGAAGCCTCAGAGATCTAGGTGTCACCTACAAAGAAATTGTAAGAACACTAAATCAAATGAGTAAGACTAAGATAGATACTCTTGATAATGCTATATTTGAAGAGAGTAACTAGTATGCGACCGACAGCTAACAAAGGACAATCAATGACTGATCAAGAATTACAAGCGTTTGTTTTAGATCTACACCACCGAAGCTTCAGCATTGATAATATCGCACTTCAGATCACCAAAGAGCTTGGGATGGTATTAAAAATGGATGATGTGGAGAACATCTTGCAGTCTGCTATTATGGGAGAAATGGGGGAAATACGCGCGCGTGAGGAGCTTGTCTTGAAGTCGCTTTGTGAGATTAAGAAGCGACTAGTTGAGCGTGATAACTCACCTCTTCAGAAAGAAAGCGAAGCGCTTTATCAAACAATCCATTCAGTGATTGGGGAATATTATGGCTGGAAAGAAACCAAGTAAAAAGCTAGGCAGAAAACCAAAGAGCCAGGCAGTGAGAGAAGAGCTCTTAGAAAACTTGAGAATAGGTATGACTGTAGAGGCGGCCCATACTTTAGCTGGTGTATCTGAGACAACCTATTATCGCTGGATAGAAGAGGATGAAAAGTGGGCTGAAGAGGTGGCCGCTGCCAATTGTTTTGGTGAAGCGGTTATGCTTTCAAAACTCGACCGTTGTGCAGAAGAAAAGTCAGACTGGCGAGCTTATGCTTGGAGACTATCAAGACGCTTTCCTAAGAGCTATGGCGACCAAAAGCAAGTTGATCTTAACGTGACTAAGCAATCTGATGGTTCAGCTGAAGTACTATCAATGATGAAGCAGATTGAAGCGCTACATACCAAAAATGAAACAACACCATCACTAACAGTAGATAGCGATGATGTTGATCCTAGTTAAACAGAGAACTGACAAAGGAACTTGTAAAACTCCAATCAACATAAGATAGATCATGACTGACATCAAGCTAAATGAACTCCAACTAAACATCATCAGCGCTATCTCAAGAAGAGATACAATAATAGCAGCGAGGTGTGGATGGGGTAGCGGTAAGACTTCAGCGCTTGTATTCTCCATCTTGTTTCTATCCAAGACAAGACCGGGCACGTCTTCACTATTAGTCACTGATACTACACCAAGATACAACTCAGTCTTGATGCCTGAAATGGAGAAGTGGTTGAATCCTCTTGGATGGACTTACAACCACACACTTAAGAAGTGGACTGATACAAACAACGGTTCAAGCGTTTGGTGTCGGTCGTATTATCGACCAGGTACAAGAGAAGCAACTCACAATCCACTTGAGGGATTGAATGTGACAAGTGGAGTCTGCTTGATTGATGAATGTCAAACGCTCAATCAAGAGGTAGCTCATAAAGCTCTTGGTCGATTAAGAGCAGGGCCAAGTCCAATTTTGATCCTAGTTGGTCTGCCTGTGGTTGATGCTTGGTGGGTCAATATGTCAGAGAAGCAAGGGATAGCTCCACTCTTCTTCTCAAGTTATGTCAACCAAGACAATCTCGCTGATGAATGGTTTGAAGCAACCAAGATGCTCCCACCTGACGAGCGTGAAGCTATGATCATGAACAAGCCAAAACCACCAAGTGGATTGATCTACTCAGAGTTTACCGAGGCTAGCCATGTCATCGATGGATGGAGTTACAGAGAGAGTATGACCGGTCGGATTGCCATTGATTGGGGATTCAGGAAACCAAGTGTATTGATTGTTTGCTATGATGAGCAAATTGAAGCGTCCGTCATTTGTCATGAGATCAATCCAAGAGAAGTTACCACCGACCAACTCACCACCTTAATACTTGCCATAGCTTGGCCAAGGTCACAGCGAGACAAAGCGCCAGGGCCTAGGATATGGCTAGATGTTGGAGTTGCGGACAAAGCTGGTAAAGCTCGCAATGATCAAACGGGCCATTCAACTTTTAAGGTGATGAGGCAAGATCCCCCAAGAGGTCTTGGACTTCCTTTGAGATATGCTCTTGATCCTGTCAAAATTGATGTGCTTAACGGTATTCAAAGATTGAAGCGGGCGTTTAATGAGAAGCGGTATCTACTCACTAAAACACTATGGGATAAAGGCGAAAGATCAGCGGGCAATAGCTTAAGGAAAGCACTTCTATCTTATGGATGGGATAACAAAGAGCAGCCTAAGAAAGATGGTAGAGAAGACCCGCTTGATGCTCTCCGATATGACTGCATAACTTTTAACTGGAATGATAGTGCAGTGGATAAGAAGTACACACCACGCCGCCAAGGTGGCGGTAATAGAAAAGTCAAAGTTGGCGGATCAAAGGCGAGGAACTTTTAATGGTACATCATGGCGACAGTTTAGAAGTTCTAAAGACCTTTGAATCAAATAGTATTGACGCTTTAGTCACTGATCCACCTTATGGACTTGGTAACACTTCACCCGCTAATGTGGCCGCCTGTCTTCAAGCTTGGATTAGTGGCCGAGACTATCAAGCAAGTGGGAGCGGGTTTATGGGAAAAGAGTGGGATTCATGGGTTCCAAGTCCTAACCTTTGGAAGGAAGTCTATCGAGTGTTGAAGCCTGGTGGTCATGGCTTAGTATTTAGCGGCTCAAGAACTGAAGACCTAATGTCAATCAGTTTAAGGCTTGCGGGTTTTGAAGTGAGGGATCGGCTTGTTTGGTTGTATGGTTCGGGCTTTCCTAAGTCGCATGATGTAAGCAAGGCGATTGATAAGAAGCATGGGAGAAAATACAAAGCCGTCCCTGCTCAAGGAGTTGGCTTTATAAATCCAAATAAAGAATCATGGAATGTATGCCATAATCAACTGTTACCACTGGGGGAAATAACCGAACAAGCTAAACAATGGGAAGGTTTTGGAACTGCACTTAAGCCCGCCTATGAACCGATCATCTTAGTGAGAAAGCCGCTTGATGGTACGGTCGCTGATAATGTTTTGAAACATGGTGTAGGCGGGTTGAACATAGATGACTGTAGAAACGGTCAAGGAGTGATTCGTTCCCAAAAAATGGACACAATGGGTTATAGTGGAAGCAAGAATCAAAATATTATTACTTGTGGCTCTCATAAAGGCCGTTGGCCCGCGAACATACTATTAGACGAATCAATCAATGATCCACTTTTAAAGCGTTATTTCTACTGTGCAAAAGCTTCAAAGACTGAGAGAGAAGCGGGGCTAACAGGACTTATTCAAAAGAACAGTGCCGATTTAACAGGCAGAAAAGAAGGATCGGCAGGATTGATAATGAAACATGATGATGGTAAGGAAAAAGCTAATCCCTATGCAGGCACTAGCGGCCAAAGCCCTAGAGCGAATGTTCACCCGACAGTTAAGCCGCTTGATCTTATGCGCTATCT